AACGAGCCTGACATCCAGTTTTCAACAAATGAATAGTTTACAATTCCACCACAAAATAGTTTACCAACACGTTTTCTACGTCTATATTCCCTTAATATACGGATTAATCTTCCGTTACTTAACGAGCCTGGAATCACATTAAATACACCGTTTGAAAATTCAACGTATCCTGAAGGGGTGATTGGTTCGTAAACGTCACCATCGTAGGATTGTAATAATTGATAATTAGAGGTGTCTGATAATTTAGTTGCCACTACGCTCATACCAGGAGTATAAACAGTTGTTGGACAACGACTACCCGTATCACATGTATAATATAAACTAATTAAATCTTCATTATAAGGAACATCATATAAATCACATCCTTCTTCAACTGCCGCTGCCGATGAAATTGGATTTGTATAATGATTTTTATCTCTGATAGTAACCGTATATTCAACGGAGTCAGGAAAAATTTGTTCAATATCATTAAATGTATATCCCGAAAGAGTAGTATTATAACTTATAGGACTTCCAGATAGTGAAACACCAATTGAATCTTGTACAGTAAAAATATATGAAGTTTGTCCTGAAACAAAATCGGCCATATCATAAATACGGTCAGCGTCAGGACAACTTGGTTGAATGAAATTTCCCCCGTAAATAGATAAAGTTCTATTCATTTCATCGGTTGAACCGCTAATTATTATAGTTCCAACTTCACAAAATCCTAATGCTGGGTCGTCAATACTTGTACCATATTGGTTATCGCCATTACATTCTTCACACTCAGGATAATTAATTAAAAATAACTGTTTTTGTGTGGAATTTTGGAATCTATAAGCAAATTTTCTGATAAGTCTAGCCAATCTTCTAATTGGCCAAAAATCTACTGCATCAGAAAACGCATGGAAGACCTTAGCAATAGTATTAAAGAATGTTAAGGTAACAACATTAAACAATTGTTCCATAAATAAAACAACTTCAGTTATCAATAATTGGAAAGTCTTATTTTTTGTCCCGTAATTAACTGGTGGAGTAACATTATCTGAACAATCTTCTTCCTCGGTTGGCACAAGTTCCTTCAGACCAATATATCTATCATTTGTAAAATTACTTTTATGATAATACATACTATGGAATGATGAAACAGTATAAACTTTATTATAAGTCATCCTGAAGAAGTAATCCCTTGGATAATATTGTCCATCGACATTATATAAAATACCCATGTCAGGGTCATTCGATGTTGCTACTGTTGGATAAATTGTATAACCGCTTTCATCAACCCAATCGGTTGAAAATGCATAAGATTTTTCTTTTTCATCATCAGTTGTTTGATGTTCCCTGATATTTGGTACAAGGTATGACGCAGTTTTTCTAACCCTATCGTTACCACTATCATCTAACGTAAATCTAAATCGATAACATGATGCAGTTGGTACACCCTTGTTTGGGTCGTTTGTAATTTCATTTTCACCGAATTCATTTGTGTGAAGAAATTCAGTATTCATCGGAATAGGAAAAACAAATCCACCATCTTCCGGAATATCTTCATCTACCGTGTATTTTTCGAGTATAGGACGTTTATTTGTGTCTTTCCTATGTGTGAACCTAATTGCTTCAATCTTTCCTGTTTTGGTCGTTAAATCACATTTACGACCCATCTTACGTCTTACCTGACAATTTTTATTAATAGAATTTTTATTTGTGTCGGTATAAACCCCACCAATAAGATATGCTTTCGGTTCTAGCTTAACCCCGATACTAGATAGGTCAAAATCGGTTCTAGTTATACCAATCTCACATATACTTTCGTTACCCCATAAAGGATAAACTTCAATTGTCTTGTCAAATCTAACAATTTGTGGTAACGAGTCAATGTCTTCAGACGCTTTAAATGAAAAGGAATTTTTGAATTGGTCTTCACCGTAACCTAATCTTAAAAAATCATAAGGTCTTAATGAGAAACAACCCATATCTGATAGGTCAACATCTACGTGTATGGTTTGCGAACCTAGCGGAACTCCCCAAATCATAAAGTCGCCAGAATCGTTGGTTTTTACGGTATATTTGTAGTATTTTTCATATACTTCTAACACTTCTTCTCTTGTTAGAATATCAGATTGGTCAGGGAATGTACCTGTCGGTTCGTGTCCCCCATGTTGTTTCCTATGTGGTAATAAATTATAACGATAATTATTTTCGTCACGGTCTGTAACGGATGTATATGGATATAATGTTGAAATAACGGGGTCAATTGAGTCCGTTTCGTCCAATGGAATAAAAATTGAAACCCTTGCGTTTGGTACACCCAAACCATTGTTTATACTAATTCTTCCACAAACCACACCATAATCACTACAATATGAAGCGTAAGCCTCTTTTTGTGTGAATTTTAAAGACAATATCTCAAGAAGGTCGAAATCTTGATTCAATTCAACTTTTACGAATTGGTCTCTACCTATATCAGTCGAAATTCTGTGTTTTTGCATATTATATATAAATAGAATCTAACCTATTTTCATTTAATAATATGCAAAAAATAATTTAAAATGTAGTCGAAGTCAAAGATTTTATCCTAACCTTTATATCTTTGTTTGGAAATCTAATTTGAAATATCTGATTGGACTTCATATAGATAATTTTGTCTTGATCTAAAATCTGTCTAGTTTCCTCATCACTATACGATTGTGCCGTTTCATTTGTTGAATATTCCCCACCAATCTTATTAAACACACGAATGTCCACTACGTTTACAACACCGGCAATATTTCCAATTTCCCTGTACATGTCACCGATAAATAATGGGTCACCCATTTTTCTTTTATCAATTGACATAAGATCAATTACCGTTTCAATAGTTGTTTTAATAATTTCTGTGTCGTTTTCGTTTCTATTCGATACAAGGTCAATTTCAAATCCTAAATCAATAACTTCACCGCTTGCAATGTCCAAATAGTCGTTTATCATACGATATTCTGACAAATAATCAACGATATTGTTTTTTAGGATGTTGGATACCACCGTAGTTAAATTACCGTTCTCATCGTAAGATAACATCTTTACTTTAATTTTGTTATCTTCCTCCATTACGTTCACTTTAGCGGGGGCACCGAATTGTGATGGCATATTTTCAATAAGTGATTTATAATCATTCAAGGTAACCGCTCTATCTTGTGCCGAAAAGTTGTAACCAATCATTGCTCTAATGTCGTCAATTGATGGTTGGTCGGCTCCACCGATAGCTGGAGTTACGTTTGACACTCTGATTGAGTTAATTACTTGTGAATTTACACTTGGAACTGGCCCCATTATGTTTAATTCGATATTATCAACACTATTAATAACATTTACCCCCAAATTAGATGATTTTCCACCACCAATTCTATATTTTATGAATAAAGTTGTGTTTGCTTTAGGGATTGCTCCTAAAGACATGTTGTTTAAGTATGACGCTAAGTTAACTTTTAGTTTATCGGTAATGTAATTATCAACATTTTCCATTGGGTTAACAGTTCCAGACCCAAAAGTGATTAAAAAGTAGTTTTCAGGTGTATATTCGGTTATGAATTTGTTATTTACATCAATGTATGTTCCCGGTTTAAAATTTTCTTTGTCTGAAATCTTAGTTGGGTCAGGTACAAACACTTTATCTTGAATTAATGACTTCACTTCATACCATTTATTAGTTGTTGACGAGAATTCAGACGATGTTGGGTTAGCTCCAAATGATGTTCCGTCTTTATGAATAATAGACGTAACCCCTAATACATTTTGTTCAGGTAAATAAATCTTTAGGAACGGTTTTTGGTCAAGTTCATTGATAGACCTTCTGTATATTCTCGTTACTCCGTTTACCACGGCTTCCCTTTTCGTAATTGTATATGAAATTAACCTATTGTTAATGTCAAAATTAGGAATTTTCAACCTATTTGGTTCACCCTTACTGTTAAATGGGTTAGCAAAATCAATATCTTCCATAGTTTCGAAAGTTTGTCCTCCGCCAGAAATTTGTGCTCCTGATTTAAGAATACCTTCATAACGCATATCATCTTTATCACCCCTGACAGGCACATTTATCGAAAAATCACATAATGCAACTGACGGTCTTAACCCCGGAATTCTTAATCCATAGGTTTTTGCTATATGAAATAATGATTGTCTTTGTTGGGCAAAGTCTAACATTGTTTCTTGCCAAACCCTATCGATGTGGAAATGTAAGTTATCGGAAACCGCAGCGTTTAGGTCTAATAGTACCGAAAATATTGAGGCATCGTTAGTATTTTTTACCAAGTCCGGATAATATTCTTTTGTCATGTTGACAAGTTCTTGTCTTAATCCCGCAAAATCCCTCGTTGCGTATGAAATCTTTTTTGCCATATTAAATGTTTATAATTATGAAATCCGAAGACGAAAATGCTCCGTTATTAACAGTATAGTCAATCTTTACTTTAGCTGTGTATGGTTTGGTAGATTCACTTGATGTCCTGAATAATCTTTCATCCTCATCTTGTGAAAAACTTTGTGTTTGGTCTGGATCTTCTTCTGCCGACATAACCTCAATCCTATTTATATCCAAATTTGGAATGTATTTTCTAACACTTTCTCTTATCTCTTCTTCAATTAAACTAAAACTAACTGAATCGTTTTGCTCGAAAATATATTCATACAATCTAGTACCGAAATCAGGTAAATAATATCTTGTTCCTTTTCTTGTTAAAAGTAGGTGTATCAAGTCAGCCCTAACCTCTCTTTCAGGTGTTTGAGTCATGTTAAGGAAGTCACCCTTTAAACTATCCCTAAATGGAAAATCTATACCATATGTTGCCATTATATTTTAATTTAATTTTTTCTAAAAATTTTTTTCATATAGT